CCTGCAATGGTCTATATAATCTTACATCTGACTCTGGATACGGAGTTCTTAAATGTATATTCATTATAGGAACAATAGGATAATCTTCTACTGGAAGTATTCTTTGGTATAATAACTTGTCTCCAACAGAAACTACCATTTTAATCCTTGGTACTTCTACTGCATTGGCAGTTATTTCTCCTAAACCAATTAATTCTTCTGTTGTTGTAGGAATAAATATCATAGTAGAACCAGGGATAGCATTTTCATCTTCTTCTCCTGGAACTTGTATTGGCATTTGAGGTATAATATTGCCCATTTCATCAAATTGGTCTTCTGGCATACGATAATGCCAAACTGGTCCACCGTCTTCTATAAGTTCAAAAATATCTAAAACAGCTTCATTGTCAAAAATAATAGTTTCTTCTCCAGTAATCTTTCTAACACGAATGTACATTTTTTGACGGTAAATATCTGTATCGTCTTTGCTGTAAACATACTCTCTATTAGAAAAAGGTTCAAAAATATTATAATATGTATGAATTTCTTTAGTGTAACGTTCTAAATATCTTCTTTTAGTATGAGCTCTATCTTCTTGGTCTCCGTCAAATATTTGTCCTTCAGTAGATGCTAAGTTTGTAGTTGGTGCATTATCGTAAACATCTGGGTCTTCTGCTGAATTTTTAATTATTTCACTATATTCTGGATAAACAGATTCTGCATATTCATCTGTCATGTAATTTGCAACAATAATGTTTGCAGCATCTCTAGCAAAATGGTCTTTTGCATTAGGGTCAAGATAAACATTCAAAGGATTTAATTGTTTTAAACAAACTTCACCTTTTCCATTGTCCTTATCTGGGTCTTGATATGCCTGTAAAACTCCCATACCCCCTACATAATAATCGTCAATAACTTGTTTTAGCTCCATATCTCCTCCAGATTCTTGCCAAACCCATTGAAATAAATCGGAAAATACTTGAGCTGTTTTTCTATCAGAGTCTTCTCGACCTGTAGAACGAAATTGTGGTGAATTATAAGTTAATAAGGCTTTTGCTGTTTCTACAATCGGGTGTATACGATTGACAACTATTGGTGCTTGTCCTCTGCTTTCTAAGACTTGCTGTTGTTCTTTTGTCCATTGAGCTCCTGCTCTAAAATGGACGCTTTCTTGAAATTTTTGAGCCCAAGGTTCACGAGAGCTGTCATACTGGATGAACAACTCTTTAGTACGCTGGACTTCTTCATGGATTTCTTCTTGTAGTATTTCTCCTGATTCATAATCAAATATAAACTCTAAGTCTTTTTTACTTTGTGTCCTTGACGCTGCTTGTCTTTTTTCTCTTGGCATGAGTTCCTTCAATAGTTATGTACCCTTCAGGTACTTTTTCATAGAAATTATCTAAAATTTCTTTAAATTTATTATTAGACATTTTATATTTTTCTATCTTTATTTTGCGACTCATATAACTTAAGAGTTTATAACATTTTTCAATTAATTGTCAAGGATTATTTCACATTATTCTCCAATCTACTTTTTTTGCGTTCCACCAGTCTATATTTTCTTTTGTTTTTTTCTTTTTGCCAGAGTCATGGCTAGGTATGTATGCATTTTTATTTGCATAGAAGAATCCGTCTAACAAGTCATCGTTTTTTGCTCTAGGGTATAACATAAGTTCGTCTTCAAACTCTGTCATATCTTTTCTCATAAATACTTTATGATTTGCAAATAATGGTTGCAGACTTTCTAGTCGATATGATTTTGAGGTTCTTGGGTTTTCTTTTACTTCTAGTCCAGGAATAAAAAGTCCCAACTTTTCTGATTGTTCTTTTATGTATTGTCGTAGCATTTCCTGGTATCCTACAGACTCAATACGTGTTTTAGTGCTTTTGTAAAATTTAAAATTATCTATAATAGCATCAGCTAAATGTAAAGGAGTAGCTCTTTTTCTGTAATAAGGTAATACAAACCTATTATTATCTTTGTCTATTGCAATATTAAAAATAACTGAATAGTCAGCAGTTTTTTTCGTGCTACTTGCAGGGTCCACGCCAGTGAACACGTTCACGGGTCTCCTCTCGTCTACTTCCTCACCATTTAGGTTCGTCAGGACGAGTGTCGACAACCCTGCTGGGTCGGTTTCTATTGTGCCGTCATAATATCTAAAATCGTCAGGTCTAAACAAATTATCTTCGTCACCTACAATTTGACATAAGTATTCTCTGTAAAATACCGATAAACGATTAATAGAGTCTAATTCATCTTTCTTATCCCGAAGTTTCTCTATCGGCCAGACTTCAGGCCACAACGCTTTGCCTTTATCCAGGTCAGGTCTAAACTCCATAGTCTTCCAACCCTTCATATCTTTTAAAGTTTCAACCAAACACCTTTGGTGTTGGGGAGTACCGATAACACATATCTTACCACTAATGGGGTCCAGGGATGGAACACCAGATTGTAATAGCCAACGAAGATTAAACTCCATAGCTTCTGCTGTTTTTGTATTATTTTCATCTTCAGGGTCATCCAAAATAAGTAATGTAGGTCGTTGGTTACCATGCTTAATACCTCTAATTTGCTGTCCTGTACCTTTGCATATAATTACAGAACCGTCTTTTAATTCAACTTCAGTGTTAGTCCATTTCCTAGCAGAGTGTTGTCCCCAATAACCAAAGAAATACCTAAACTCTTTAGAGTAGTCAAGCACATCCTTAATTGTACCTAATAGTTTTGTAGCGTGTCCCTGTGTTCTAGACACAAGAACTACCACTTTCACACCTTTAGTAAACATTAAATGAAACAAAGGATAAACACCAGCAACAATAGAAGACTTAGCGTGTCCTCTAGGAGCAATGATATTAAGCTGCGTACCTTGACGCTTTAATATTTCATCCGTTATCTCGCTATGAAAGTTAGGAGAGGGCGAAGAAAACATATTCGGCATGACCATTCGGCCGAAAAGCAACATATCTTGTTGCATATCAAGAAGAATCTCTTGTTTTTTGTCCATTTTAGTCCTTTTCGTAAATATCTACTTCAATACCCATATCTTTTGCTACTTCTACTAGCGTAGCTAAAAATATCTCAAGATTTTTCTTACTTTTGGCTGCTATCGTTATCAAATGTTTCATTACTCTCTTCCAACGGTTGTGTTTTTGTTGCTTTTAGCTTTTTCTTAGCTGATTCATAGTTATCTGCTATCTGATGAGTAATATCCATTTCTAAAGTATCAGTTTGAGTCTTAGCTTTAGGTTTCATATCTAGAAAATCACTCAATTCTTTGGCTGCACGTATCATATTGCCTGAATCTTCCTTTACTTTAGCAACATCTATAGCATCTTTGATAACATCAAGGACAAATCCTTCATCTATACCTTTATCAGTAAGAACTTCTTTCATCTTTTCTTCAATCATAGCTTTCATTCCTTTTGTTTTCAATAATCTTTTAACGGTTGCTACAGGCTTTTCTTGGTCTGGCCTATATATTTGCCCTAACTTTTCCCAATCTGGCGATTTACCTGCCATTACGTAAGTTATATAAGCATCTGCAAGGTTCTTTGCCCTACGTGTTTGCAATTCTTTTTCCATGTGAGTCTTTGTACTAGCTCCCGTATAGTTTCCAGTAGCATGATGTTCCAAGAAACTTAACTTACTGGTACTAGTTATCCACTGTTTACCATAAGGAAAGGTACTTTCAGTACCAGTCTTATAATCTTTCCTCTGAATACACAATGAAACATACCCATCGTCAGACACACCGTACTCTCCTGGCTCTGTATCTTTCCAATGGGTATATTCTAACCCTAGTTCATCAGCTTCGTCCTGATGATACACTGGGTATTCCATGGGAATAAACTTATTTATCTTCAGTTTTCTCTGTATCGTCACCATTTGGCTTATCATCCAGTTTTAATTCTTTTTTCATCCACTCTAAAAATTCTTTATCATCCTTTTTAAAGTGTATATACATATCTTGAACCTTCTTAGCGTTTTCAATCTCCATGCGAAGCATTTGGATCTCCATGCCCATAGCGTTTATAGTTCTAACCATGTCTTTATTAGTAGGTTTTTTCTTTTTGCTTATAGCCATAATACTCCTTATTTCTTATAAACCTTTTCTGATGCTGAGATACCAAACGAACCTAAGGTTACCCAAACAAAAGAATTGTAAATATAATCATTTACCATTAATTCAATCCCAATAATTCCCATTACTAGGTCAACTATACCAAATATACACATTAGTGCAAATGAAAGGAATCCAATGATATTCTTTTCATTATATTCATTATTGTCTTTAAATAAATTCCACATATTCAATTTCCCCCTTTATAGTACAAGTAGAAGTACAAGTAGAAGTTTAAGTCCAAGTCCATACGAATAAGCTCTTACGTAGATTTATTTATCCTTAAATAAATAAATCGTAATACACTAACGATAAAGCTTATCGTTTTATCTATATAGCTTACTCTTAAGAATCCATACATATACTAATCCTTCTCTGTTTCATCATTTTCGAGCTTGGTATTTTCCATATCTTCTATTAAACATCTAATTTCCATTTCCGCTGTTATGTAATCATATATCTTAATAGCTTCTTCACTAAACTCTTTTTCTGACACACGTACCCACTTGTCATTTTTTTTATCAAAATATTCTAAATAACGCTTTACTGCTTTTCTACGTGTTGCCATAAAACAATTTATAAAAGGTTGAGAAAAAAGTCAATCCGTAAAAAATTGCTGTAGATTGCGTGCACTTGATATAGTGTATAGCCACCCCCCTTTATATGTTTATGCAAACGGTGTATTTCGTTGAAAAACCCCAACGAAATGCATCCATCGCATAAACAAGGGCAAACAAAGGTAGGGCGTGTATGCAAAGGAACGCATACATCGTCCACATTATTATTATATTCGTGCGAAAAGACTTAGACTTTCACAGACGCACGATAATGTAGACGCAAAAGGAAAGGACGCGTCACATCTATTAAGTGAAAGTCTTATTCATAAGGACACATCACACACACTATATTAAACCATACATCATAAAGAATGCAGTCTTAAACAGATAAAACAAAAACACTCATTCTGTTTGGTTTGCATCCCTACGCTTTGACGATATATGCACGCCATTGGTTTTTAGGTGTTTTTCCCACAACAAACAAAAACACCAAAGATTTAAGTGAAAAAGAGAACAAAACCTCTGATGTATTTATGTTAGTTGTAAATACATCTCACTTAATTATATTGATAATGATGACAGATTAACTTTATGTAAATAAAGTGAAAATAACTCTGAAACTACAAATCTATGAAAATAGAAAGGATACTGAGTTAATCATCATTAAAGTATTCTTGTTTTAGTAAAACAAAACCCTAAAACAAACATACTAATTGGGAAAAAAATTCCCGAATTAAACAGATTAATCCGATAACAAGAAAGGACAAACAAAATGGATATATCTAAATTCACCTACGCAGTAAGGCGTATAAACCCAGAAACTGGCGACTGGGAATTGGTTAAAAATCACAAAGACTTTCAACACGATGACAAGTTTATTGTTCAATTCAATAAAAATGAAACGATAGTTGAAAAGGATTTAATTGATTTCTTTGTTCATAAAGTAGAAACTATGAATAAAGGTATTCTTGCGAAAAAGAAACTTCAAATTAACTTTAAGCAAGAAACCAAGGGACTTAACAAAGGTAAATATAGCAATGGCGATGATTATGTCAAGTGCTTTGGTGTGTTAAGTTATGCCCAAGGGTCAAACCTTGTTGAAACTTTGGATTATTAAGTTTCGTTTTGTCTTGCTATGCTTTAATTAGTGTAGCAAGGCAAAAAAAATTTCGGCTCGCTTCGCTCGCTCTATAAAAAGATAAAACAAAAAGAAAGAGAGTAATAATGGAATATGAATATGTTTTTATACCTCATTACAAAGACGAAATTATTGAACATCTTATTGCAAGACTTGGCGGAACCAAATCATATTGGAATAAGAGAAAAAAAGAAAGTCTTGGTAAATTGCTTTGGAAAGTTAAAAAAGGCTATGTCAATTAAGCATAGCCTTGCAAAACAAAGAAAAAGCAATGTAGGGCTGGCTTATACTGGGTACAACTAACCTTCCGTGCATTACAAGGTACAACTAAACATTCGTTAAAATGTAAAATTCGTTAGGTCGGAACACCTAACATTCTATTCGGTTGTCGTATCTATTGATATTGTTATAGATAGAGCAACTTGTTTAAAGTTAAGATTTAAAAAGTATTATGTTAGTTAAAGTAGCTCTTTAACTGATGTAAGTTTGCAAACTTGTATATTGGGAACGCTTCATAGTATGCGAAATTAAGCCCCTACAAGTATATATATTCTAGACATAGTATTGCATCATTGAAATCAATGTGTGATAGCTGGTGTAACAGTAATATATAGTATGTTGCTAAGCTATGTGAAACGACAGTAGCTTGATATATAGTAAATGTGTAGAACACAAGGTCAATAAGTCGAGCCTTGCTACACCTACAAACAAATACGATGTATAGTGTCAGAGATGACAATCAGACTATATAAGTATTGTTAGGTATAACAGTTTGTAGTGCTATTGGGAGTGAGATGGCTTCCAAAGAAATCAACAGCATGGTAGGTAAACTGAAATCCTACGCAAACACATTGTAATATACTTACTGAACTGACCCGAAGCGGCTTAATTGCTAACACAGGCTTCAGTAAGTATATTTACATTTTGCAAGATAAAGAACAGTGGCTAGGTTCGCCACGGCAAACCATTCTTGCAAAAGATTTTTATTAACAAGTAAGGAGAAACAATGGATAAAAATAGTCTTGAAGAGTTTTTAAATGATAAACTTGAAAATGCACAGTCTTATGCATTATGGCTTTGGATACCTGGTATAAACAAGTTAAAAGGGTATCTTGATAAGGATAACAACCTTGATGAAATAACAATGCAAGGTGAGTTCAATGAAGAAATAGATATTATTAAAGAATGGATTAACGAATGGAAGGAGAATAAGGTATGATACAAGTACCTATAATTGTGCTTTTGGTGATTGGTATGTGCATCATGGGTATAATGGCTTTTACTTACGAATATGGTAAACAAGTGCGTGAACTTAAAGAATTAAAAAGAAAAGTTCGTGAAAGAGATATAGAGTTAACATATGAAAGATTTAGAGAAAAGATTGGTGAAACAAGAAGTAAAGAACAACTTGACCCAGCAGTCTTTGAAAAAATCAGTAAGAAAAGAAAGTAAAATCAGTGAAGAACATACCATAAATAACACCAAGTATAGATTAGTTGAAGAATGGGAAGGTGAAGACGCATTCTTTGACTATGTTGTTGAAAAATTTAGATAAACTTGGTGTCATACAAGTTGGAATAATCCAATGTTGTGGGAGTAAAGCGGTTAAACAATGTATTATTACAAATAACGGGCTGGTGCAGTGTATTTTCTCAGAATACAAAACTGTTACAAGCTGTTTGCGTTTGTAGTAACTGAGATGCTTTGAAATTAACCGCTTTATTTTGTATAAAAAATTAATATTTAGATATTTGTGTCTAGCAATTAATAATACAATACGAACCAGCATATGCGAGAATAGTAAACTGAAACAAGGTTAATGCCTTGTTGATAGCGTTGAACACTCAAAACTTATGCCTATTAAATGTAGTACACTGTACTAATAATATACATTGTAAAAACTTGCGGTAGGACGTGATAAATGATAATGACTATTAATATAAATCGCTAATTAGTAGTCATCATTTTGAACTAGGAATACAGTTAATCACAAATCGGATAGCAGAAAATAGCCACCATGCGAAGGATGAGCCTAAGAGTGTATGCAGAGCAGTGCTTTTAAACAAGCCCACTTGGCGAAGAGATTGTGAGCGAATATCTAAAAGAATTATTATAATAATAAGGAGACATCATGGATAATAATGATAAAATTCTGAAGGAGTTGAACTATTTCTTTGACGAAGCAATAGTACCAATAACTGATGAATCTCGTGTAGAGATACACAAGGCTGCATTTGCTAATGCAATCAAAAAAAGGCTCAAAAAAGGTGAGTCTTATGTCCCACAGATACCTATATATCCAAACGATGAAGGATTTAAGGATAGAAATTTCCTTAAAGAATCCATTGAAGAAATATTGGATTATTTAGTTTATCAAACCTCAAGATATTTATGTAATCAGTTTTATGGTGCAGAAATGCCATCTAGTGCTGACGATGATAGATATATTGAATCAAAGTTTAATGAGTTATGCCTCGTTAAAGCAATACATTTATATGCATTAATAAGCAATTATCACAATTTAGATAAAGCATATTTATTGCATAAAAGCAACCTTGAAGAATAGTCGGTTAGGTTTAAACCACGGCGTTGGTAAGTATATAGCAGAGTTCTGCTGATAGTTAAGTGCTATTTGTGACGAATAGTTAAATGGTTCCGTAATAGCCAGCTTAAGTATACTTACCAATTCTTCATTAACCCTAGGAGAACTATGAAACAAGTAGAAAATACATTGTATCTATTAATTCATTGGCCTGAAAGTCAAATATATATGGATACAGAAAAATACCCTAATGCAGAATATGCATTAAATGGACAAGGTGAGCCAGCTGGTTCAGTGTTTGTTCCTTTTGAATATGTAGAAACTGAAAATAAATGGAGAATTTATCACCAGTTTAGTGACCAATTTAATAAATACCCAGAAGAACATATTCCTACAAAGCAAGAAATTGAAGATACTAATGATTATGACTCAAAAAATACTTGGGAACATCTTGACAAGTTTGATAATACTCATGAATCTGAAAGCGAGGAAAGTTAAATGGATGATGAGTTTAAAATGATGAATCAAGACGAACACGATGCATATACAAGAGAATTAGAAAATAAATTAGATTTTTTAATTAATACATTAATGAATTATGGAACAATGACAGCAGAAGATATTGACAACACATTAAGTGAAATGTCTTTAATTGGAAAGGAAAGTGAATGAATACAATAATTGCAATAATTAGTGGTATCACCCTTGGTATAGTAATTACCATGGCACTAAGAAAAAGAAAACGTGATGTAGAGGATGATGTAGTAAAGCAAATAATTTTGCATAAAGCTATGTATACCAACTATGACAACTATAAAAACAACCTAAATTAAGGAGGAATAATGAATCAATTAGAAAGATTCGTGTATTACGTAGTCAAGAATTTTAGAATGCAAGACTACTCGGTAAGGCATTGGGATGGATTAAGTAAATTTAAACACTACATATCTTATTCTTTATGGCTTTATGATTACATGGCAATGGAATTAGATGCAGAGAATATTAATACAATGCCTGTAAAAGACAGAGATTACTACATAACTAATCAAGTTTTATTAGCTATGGATAGTGAAAATAGTTATGTATATAAAACTTATTACGATAATAATGAGTGGCCATATACATTTGAGTGTGAATTTGAATTAGATGATACTTCAATGTCTTACAACGAAGAAAAGGAAACGCCTGGAATTAATTTGTTAAATAGACCAGAAACACCTACAAATGAAAGAGTTGAAGATAATGCACGAGACTATTTTAGAGAAGAATATATCGACGTAAGGTTAACTAATGACGGTGATGAAGCCGAATTAGATGATTACCAAATACATCGTAATATTAAATTACCAAAGAACGATATGTTAGTTCATTGGTTAAACAAAGATATATCAGAAGAAGATGAATGGGATATGTCAGATAACGAAGAGTATGATAAAGTATCAAATGTTACTGGTTCAAAATTCGTAGATGATATGTACCCTAAATACTTAAACATTATTTGTTTTGGGACTGATAAGCCAGACGCAGAACAATTGGCAAAAGTTAATGATGCATATAAAGATTATATCAAAAATATGCAAATATCGCCTACACTGTTTAGAAAACCTGATAAATCATAATAATATTAACATATAGAGCAGCAATAACTGGTCCAAAATAGGTGAGACTTACTTAAGGTCCATGGAAACCTGAATAGTGGAATATGTGAGCTGCTCTATAAACTTGGAGGAATAATGGCTAAACAAAAGCAATTAGAAGTTGATAATTTTGGAAATGTTCAAATTATCAGAAAACAAAAAGACGATTTTCAGAAACCTAGGCAAGGAAGAGACTGGTGGAGTGAAAGTCAAGCAATAGATATGTTCAAAAAAGCAGAAAATGATGGAAAAAGGCAAGAATATTGGCATTCCATTGTTGAAAATACGCCAATTAGAAAAATGGAAATTCAAATCAATGGCTCTGGAGATTCTGGGGGAATTGAAGATATTGAATTGTACGATGAGTCTGGCAATGAAATAGAATGCGAATATAATATTGCAACTTTTCATATGCTTTACAATTTGAGCAATGAAGAATGGGATGAAATTAAAACTAGACGTGAGTTAGCTAGTGACTATAAAGCAGATTTTCGTCAATTATCTAACGATTGGAGTGATTCAAATACAGAATATACTTTAGATAGAGAAGGGTATAATGAATGTATGAATGATTTTCAAAAAGCGTTAAAAGACGGCTGGTCATTGTTAAGCATTGATAAAAATAATCCAACTTGGCATTTTAACGATACATATGTTATGTATAGAAAAGAAGATGTTATGAAAAGTGCTGGTTGGTATAGCTGGTTAAATGAAAAAGCTCAATTAATGTTTGAAGGTTGTAAGCATTATAATCATCAGACTCAAAAGAGCGAACATTCTTTAAACATCTTTGTTGATAGTATGTATTACGGAATATTACCTGGAGGTTGGGAAATTAATGAAGGTAGTAGTAATACAGTAACTGTAACAAATAAAAAGATAGGAACAGAAAACTATCCTATAATAAATGTAGAACATTATTTTTATAGAGAAGATAATGAAAACTATGAAATAGATAGTCACGATTTTCTGTCTTATATGAGACAAGCAACTTCTGAATCTATGAAATTTAACTTAGATACGAAGAAAGGTTCTGATGAATTTTACGAATTTGTAGAAGAGCTCAGAGATCGTAGGTACCAGTAATGGACCCTTTGTTTCATGCAAAGAGTAGTGTCAAAAGATGGGGTGGCGAGGTAGATGATTATCTGCCTATTCACCATTGGTTTGACGACACTAAAAAAGGCTTTGCTTATCCAGCACATAGAGCTATGAGGCATCATAGCGAAGGTATAGGCTGGTGTATAGATACATTTGGTAAAACTATTAAATTATCTACAGGCAAAGAAATACCAGTTAGGTATGTAGCAGAACAGCACGTTCAAGAAGACTGTGGCTGGATACCAACAATGAAAGATTGGCTAAAGAACTTGAAGCCTGAACCTTGGATGTTAAAGGTTGGCACAAAACTTGAAGCTGATAGAGCATTACAATAAAATATTGAGGGGGACACTGTCTTATCCTATTGGTTAGAATATCATGTACCTCCTTTGTTGTTCCCCTCAATTAATTAGAAAAATAAACAAGATTTAAGAATAGTAATAAAAATATTTGCATAGCTACATTTATTTTTATGAAAAACTTTTATCTTAAGGAGTTATTATGTAGTAAATAACTAGAATCAAAGACCAGGGCATTTAGAAGAAGGGCACAAAAGTGTAAGCACTTGTTGTGCGTGTTGGGCTTTCTATTTGCCTGTACGGTCCTAGTTAGAAAGGAAAATCATAAATGGCAATTATATATGTAAACGGTAATCCTAAGTATATTCCTACTACCAAAGTGAAACATAACAAAGCTTGGAGAGAAAAAACAGCCAAAGAATTCTATGAAAAATACGGAGCGTGGTACTACTATGTAGGCGTTCCAGTAAGACAAAGAAAAACGTGGATAGAACAATATAGAAGAAAAGGAGTATAGGATGGCTACTTTAAAATCACATTTTTCAGAGGTTCATAATACTACATTATGGTCTTTGAATAGCGCAGCAAAACTAACAAGAGAAAAAGATATTCTTAAAAAAGAAAAAGAAACTTCTTTAAAAGGATATTCACCTTGCAAATTTGCTTGGACAGTTCATTTTCCAAGAGCATCTTGGTTAATAATGAAAAATCCATACTATAACAGTACTTTAGCAGCGTTAAAAAGGGGACATGGTCCAATTTTTGACAGAATAAGTGAAGTTTATACTTCTGATAGCAGTGTACCGTTATATTCAGTACTAAAAGAAGGTATAAAAATAGGTAATATGTTTTATCGTGAAGATATAAACGAAGAAAATTATTTATTTATGCCTAAAGGCGGTGGACTTGGTAAAAGTCGTATGAAAATGCAACAACCAAGTAGCATCGGTAAAGATGGAAAAAAGAACTGGAGTTTAGATGTTTCTAATGATTATTATTTTTTTGATTTACATAAAAATGGTAACATTATAGACGGTGCTAGAGTCTGGTATAGAAAAAGGAGTTAATCGTGGAGATTAATATTACAGAAAGTATGTTTAATGAATTTGTAGAAGTTAGAGATAGCGGAGAATACAATATGTATGACCCTGCTGCTAGAGCTGAAACAACTTTAAGCAAAGAACAGTGGATTAGTATTATGAAAAACTTTGAAACATTGGAGGAAAAATTCAATGGCGGAAAAGCATAGTATTACCTACAAATGTTGTGAAACCGATGAAATGATTACCACAACAAAGAAATACACTAAATTACCATATAAGCTAGAGGATATTACTATTGGCTCTACTGATGTAGAAGTTGAAAATCCATATAGTGGAGCAAAATATACTTTAGACCCAATTGAGGAAGCAGTATATTCTTGTATCAAAGGAGCTGAAATCTTGGCATATTCAAATGTTCAAATGATAAGTTTGAAAGAAGATGGAGTTAAGAATA